CTTAATATCCTAAAGAACTTTGCTACCATTAATAGCAATATTGTTTTTAGACCAGGCAACAAGATTGCCACCATGGCAACTGCCAAGAATATTTTTGCCAGTGCTACAGTAACCGAGACCTTTCCCAAGACCGTTGCTGTGTATGACCTAAATAGTTTACTGACTCTTTTTACATTGAACGACAAGTGTGAGGTAGAATTTGGCGATGATAGTCTAAAGATTGGTCGTAATGGTGGAGACTTCGAATACTACTATAGTGACGAAAAGATTGTTGTTAGTCCGCCCATAGACAAAAGCATCGAAGTTGATAATCACTTTCAGTTCAAGCTAAGTGCTGACGATGTACAGACCATTCAGAAGGCTATTGCTATTACGGCTAGTCCGCATATTTTTATTACCAGTAAATTGAATCAGGCTAGCCTAAGCATTGTAGATAAAAAGAATCCCAAGTCTAATAACTATAAAAAGATCATTGGGCCCAGCTTTGAAGATTTTAATGTATTCTTTGCTGTAGAAATCTTTAAGATTGTTCCTGATGCCTATACCGTTACACTAAGTAAAAAGAAGTTCCTACACTTTAAAAATGAAACCAAGGCCATTGAGTACTGGTTAGCCTGCGACAAGGACAGTGTAGTATGACCGAGAAAGCCAAAGAAAACATAGAATACATAGCCAAGATCATGGCTGAGCGCAAGACTGGCTCACAAAATGATTGGAATGATTATCAGCATAACTTTGTAGGTAAAGCCTGGGATATGGTTTTGCTTTTAGAACAACTAGGGTTTTTAAATAAGAAAAAATTCTGGGGTGAGTGATGCTGCAATTATATAATGAACTTGATCATTGCCAGGCCTGCGGCGATTCGGATCTCCAGACCGTTTTTAATTTGGGGCATCAGCCGCTGGCCAATGATTATAAACCCAAGGGTTCTGTACATACATTTTATCCTCTGATTCTTAATAGTTGCCGTAATTGCCATCATCTGCAGCTAGGGCATGCAGTTAATCCTAAACTTTTGTTCGCTGAATATTCATATATCACTGGTGTTAACAAACCTCTATTAGAATTCTTTTATTGGTTCGCTAATTTTACATTAGGACAATTTTCTGAAAAACCTACCAGGGTGCTGGACATAGGCTGTAATGATGGTAGCCAGCTAGATTTTTATAAATCTACTCATGGGTTAGATACCGTTGGCATAGATCCAGCAACAAATTTAGCTCCCGTATCTGGAGCCAAGCACAGAATAATCTGCGATTTCTACAGGCCTGGTTTAATTGCTGAAAAATTTGATTTAATTATAGTACAGAATGCTTTCGCTCATAATCACAATCAATATGAAATGCTAAGAGGCATCAAAGAAAATCTAACCGATCAAGGATTTTGCTTTATAGTGACCTCTCAGGCTGACATGCTACTTAATGGTGAATTTGATACTGTGTATCATGAGCATATTTCGTTCTATAATATCAATTCCATGAATGAACTCTGTAAACGTGTAGGTGTTCATTTACATGATGCATTTAAGCATCCTACACATGGCAACAGCTATATTTTTAAAATATCGCTTAGTCCAGCCAAGAGCGATCGTGTATCAGGACTTATCAAGGATGAAAGATCTGCTAGGCAATACGATCAGGCCACACTAGATAATTTTAAATACAAGGCTTTTGATACTGTAGATAAATATAAAAATTATATTTACCAACAACGCAAAGATAATAAAAAAATAATTGGGTTCGGTGCACCCGCAAAGTGTACTGTATTTTTAAATCTATCACACGTATATCCTGACGTTGTCATAGACGAGACAACCAATAAGGTCAACAAACTGGTACCTGGTACTCCGGTCCTGATCAAAGATTTAAGCTATCTAGATGAAATAAAACACATTGACCAGGTTGTATTTGTAATATATGCTTGGAATTATTTTGACAGCATAGTAAAAAGATTAAAGGAACTAAGAAAAAATTCTAATGATAAATTTGTGAGATATTTTCCTGAATTTGCAGTAATTTAAATTATGGAGTTGTTATGGAAATACGTGATGAAGAATTTTTATGGGTCGAGAGATATCGCCCTCGCAAACTAGCTGATTGTATCTTACCCAAGCATTTGCTAGAGACCTTTGAACAACAATTGGCCAAGGGTCAGATACAAAACATGCTGTTATGCGGTACAGCAGGTACAGGTAAAACCACAGTCGCAAAGGCTCTATGTGAAGAACTTCAAACCGATTATATTGTTATCAATGGTAGTATGGACGGTAATATTGATACTCTTAGAACCAGGATCAAAGAGTTTGCCAGTACCGTCAGCTTCGGCGGCGGCATCAAGGTTGTAATCATAGATGAGGCCGATTATTTAACTCCAGCCACACAGCCTGCACTAAGAAATTTTATCGAAGAGTTTAGCTCTAATTGTAGATTCATCTTTACCTGTAATTTTAAAAGCAGAATCATTGAGCCACTCTGGAGTCGATTGCTGGTCATCGATTTTAAAATTCCCAAATCAGAACGGCCCAACATGGCCAGCCAGTTCTTTCAGAGAGTATTATTCATTTTAAAGACTGAAAATATAAGTTTTGATAAAACTGCTGTAGCAACCATATGCCAGAAGTTTTTCCCCGATTATCGCAGAACACTTAATGAACTCCAGAAGCATGGCAATGCTGGTAATATTAATTCAGATGCAGTGGCCGGTATAACTGACAGCAGCTTCAATGAATTAGTCAAAGCCATCAAAGAAAAAGATTTTAAAGCAGCTCGTAGCTGGGTTGTGAACAATCAGGAAGATAGCAGTACTATCTTTAGAAAACTATACGACAACCTGACTCAGCATGTAACCGACGTACCAGTATTAATTGTGCTGCTGGCTGACTATCAGTACAAGGCAGCTTTTGTAGCCGATCAGGAACTTAATCTAGTAGCCTGTTTATTAGAAATCATGGCATCGCAGGAATTCAAATGAAGTTCTTTGACGATGAGGTGCCAGATAGACCCGTACTGGACGAAACCAAGTATAAAATTAAAAGGCTATCGCCCTTTGAATGGGTAGACAGCATCTATACCAACAAGTATATTATGGAGGATTTAAACGAGAATCAGTACGAACCTTATATGGTAAATAAGGCTCTGAGCATGGGAGCCGATACCACACTGCCAGCCAATGAGATGAATCGTCGATATCATGCCGACAAACGTCTACAATACGATTATCTTATAAATAAAGTAACGGCCAAAAAACGGTACAATAAATGGATCAAGGCCGAAACTGTTGAAGCGGTAGAAAGCGTACAAGAATACTATGGCTATAGCAAACACAAAGCACTCCAGGTATTGCCACTACTGTCTGAATCAGACCTTGAAAAAATAAAGAAAAGATTACGTAAAGGTGGCTTAAATGGCGGATGATTTCTTCAAAATAGATTTTCCAGGCTACATGCCTCTGGAGATTGCTTTAAATCAGCCCGATGATTTTTTAAAAGTGCGTGAAACTCTGACTCGTATTGGCGTAGCCAGCAGAAAAGATAACACACTGTATCAGAGCTGTCATATCCTGCATAAGCAGGGCCGATACTTCATAGTGCACTTCAAAGAATTATTTGTGTTAGATGGTAAGCCAGCTGACTTGACCGATAATGACATAGAGCGTAGAAATACCATAGCTAAATTGCTAGTAGACTGGGGACTGGTCAAAGTATTGGATGCTGAAAGCATTAGGATGCAAGCACCCTTGAGTCAGATCAAAGTTATTAGTTTCAAGGAAAAAGATTCCTGGAAATTAGAAACCAAATACAATATTGGTAAAAAGAAAGTAAACTAAACATATAAATAAAGTATCCCTGGGATGGGAACTAGCATGCCAGCGAAGGCTAGTAAAATATCCACTGGTGCCAACGCCATTTGGGTTGGCAAACCTTAATCTCGCTTACGAGGAGAACGAAATGACACTTATGCTTAAAAGCAATCCTATCGACATGTTTAAAGACTTTGAAAAATTATTTGTAGGTTTCGATGACACCTACAATCGCATGGCCAAATTCCATGACGATGTGACCAAAAATATTCCTAATTATCCTCCATACAATATTCGCAAAGTAGAAGATAACAAGTATGTTATTGAACTAGCAGTAGCTGGTTTTGCCAAGCAAGATATTGATATTACATTTGAGGATAACAAGTTAATTATTTCTGGTAAGTCACAAGATGATAGCGATAATTTCCTGTTCAAGGGTATTGCCAATCGTGCGTTCACACGTACATTTTTCTTGGATGACACCATTGAGATCAATGATGCTGCCATGATGAATGGCATGCTTAAAATTGCACTGGAAAAAATCATTCCAGAACATAAAAAGCCCAAAAAGATTGCAGTAGCTGACGGTGAAGTAAAATCCAAATCTGCTAAAAAGCTGCTGAAAGAAGATGACACTTATGTCTAATATCCATATGCTTTTAGCATGGATAGCCGAGAAATTTAGATACAATCCCATAGAACAGTATCTAGCTCAAAGTGTTGATCGGGCAGATTACGTGGCTCGATATAAAAATCTAAGACATCGAGGACTTTTATGAAGACCTTTAAAAGTATCTTTTGTGCTATTGTTGCTGGCAGACAAATGCGCATTAATAAATCAGTACAAAGATATATAAAAGACAGAGCCTATCGTAGTTAAATCAAGGGGACTTAGGTCCCCTTTCATATAAATAATGGAGTCGTAATGATTAAAATTGTAAAATTGATCTCAGGCGAAGAACTGATTGCAGATGCTACAGAAGCTAACAATCTAGTTAATTTAAAAAAACCCGCCATCATCCAGCTAATGCCCAGCAGAAATGACCCAAACCAGATCATGGTTGGTCTGATTCCCTATGCACAGTATACCAAGTCTCATGCTGTTGAGGTTGATAAAAAGAATATTCTATGGACAGAAGAACCTGTTGATGAACTATACAATCAATACAATGGCATGTTTGGGACTGGAATTCAACTAGTCTAAGGAGTTAACATGCAAAAAACTGCTTTGGTTTATGGTGCCGGTGGATTTATCGGCCACCATATGGTCAAGAGATTAAAGTCTGAGGGTTACTGGGTTCGTGGCATAGATGTAAAAAGACCAGAATTTAGTCCAACTGCAGCTGATGATTTTTGGGTATGGGATTTAACTGATCCTATTCTAGTAGCCGAAACACTAAGATGGGCCGGCACCAGAATCGATGGTCCTTACAGAGATCTTAATCTAAAATTTGATCATAATTTTGATGAGATCTATCAGTTTGCAGCAGACATGGGTGGAGCTGGTTATATCTTTACAGGCGCTCATGATGCTGACATCATGCACAATAGTGCAACCATTAACCTAAATCTATTGAATGCGCTGGTAAAACGTGGCATCAAACCTAAAGTATTCTATAGTAGCAGTGCTTGCATGTATCCGGCCTACAACCAGACCGATCCTGATAATCCCAAGTGTTCAGAAGACAGTGCATATCCTGCAGACCCAGACTCCGAATATGGTTGGGAAAAATTATTCAGTGAAAGATTGTACCTAGCCTATCATAAAAATTATGATATCCCTGTACGCATAGCACGCTATCATAACATCTTTGGTCCTGAGGGAACCTGGTCTGGTGGTAAAGAAAAAGCACCAGCTGCAATTTGCAGAAAGATTGCCGAGACTCAGGATGGGCAGGTAGAAGTCTGGGGCTCTGGTACACAGACCAGAAGTTTTTTATACATAGATGAGTGCATAGAAGGTACACGCAGACTCATGCAATCAGACTTTATAGGGCCAGTAAACATAGGTAGCGATGAAATGGTCAGCATTAATCAGCTGGTTACCTATGTTGGTATGATATCTGGTAAAACCATACAAAGATATCATGTCAAAGGTCCATTGGGCGTTCAGGGACGTAATAGTGATAACAATCTCATTCAAAGAAAATTAAACTGGCGACCAACTGAGCCACTTTATCATGGACTGGAGAAAACCTATGCGTGGATTTTTGAGCAAGTACAGAACCATAAGTATAGAGCTGCGGCCTGATGTTATCATTAAATGGATTGCAACGGCCTGTCTAATAGCCGGAGCAATACTAACCAGCGGTAATTGGTTGTATCCCTGGAATGTTGGTTTCTTTCTACTAGGTAATCTGGCCTGGGCCTTAGTTGGCTTTATGTGGAGAGAAACCAGTTTAATAGTTTTAAATGTAGGCATTACCTTAATCTATGTAGTAGGTATGCTGGTAAAATACTGGAATTAACATGCAAAAAACAGCAAGAGTGGACAGCAGACGTTCAGTTATCAAAAAAAGAACCAAGCTAGGCGGCAAGGTTAGGCGCAGTAGTCTCAGCAAACATGAAAAAAGAAGTTTCAAACCCTACAGAGGTCAGGGCAGATGAGCGAACGGATTGCCATTATCGGCAGAGGTACAGCTGGTTGTTATGCTGTAAGTTTCTTTTTGAAAAGAACCGATTTTGATATCGACTGGTACTTTGATCCTAACATAAAGCCACAGGCAGTTGGTGAAGGATCTACCCTTGAATTCCCTTATAACCTATATAAATTTTTAAATTTTAATGTTGATGAATTAGAATCAATATTTGGCACACCTAAACTAGGAATTAAAAAGTTTAATTGGGGCTTAGGAAATAATTTCACGCATGTATTTCCTGGCGGTTATCATGGAATTCATTTTACTGCTACTAAGCTTCAGGAATGGATTCTTGAACATGTAAAACATAATAGGAGATTGAGGATCTATGAGCAAAACGTTACTAGCCATAATGAACTAGATGCTGATTTTGTTTATGATTGCAGTGGAAAACCTTCTAATTATGACGATTATCATTTAAGCCAATATATTCCAGTCAATAGTGTACATGTTAATCAATGTTTTTGGGACGGAGTTAAATTTAACTATACTCTATGTATAGCCAGACCCTATGGTTGGGTCTTTGGTATACCACTATTGAATAGATGCAGTATTGGTTACATGTACAACAATGATATTACTAGTTTAGATGCAGTAAAGCAAGACATCCAAACAGTATTTGTGGATTTTAATTTAACTCCAAGCGATCAGACCAATAGTTTTAGTTTCAAAAATTACTATAAAAAGCAAAACTTCATAGGTAGGTCTGCTTTTAGTGGTAATGCCAGTTTCTTTTTAGAGCCATTAGAAGCTACCAGTATACAGTGCATGAGCAACAACCAAATACTAGCTTATGATTATTTTCTGGGCAGAGCTTCTATTAAGGAAGTGAATACAAAATACCATGATATGATGAAATCAGTAGAAAATATTATTATGCTACATTATGCTGCTGGTAGTATTTTTAATAGTGAATTTTGGAGCCATGCTAAAGATCTAGGCAGAAAAAATTATGCTACTCTATTAACTAATCCAAATTTTCTTAAAATTTTATATGATCCTGATACACGTGAAGAATATGGTGGCTGGAGTCATAGTTCTATAAAACAAAATTTAATGGGCTTAGATCTAGTTAAATATTAAGTTTCTATTAAGATTGACCAAACGGTAGTTTTCTTAAGTGTTTTATACTTAAATATTAGTATAACAACACAAGAGAAATCTATGAAAAAACTGCTTACCATTTTGTTCTTTTCGTTTCTTTCACAAGTAGCTAACGCAGCAGAGATTACAGGAGCTGGAGCTACCTTCCCCTATCCTATCTACGCCAAATGGGCAGAAGCTTATTTTAAAGCTACAGGCAATACATTAAACTATCAAAGCATTGGATCTAGTGGTGGGATTCGCCAAATCAACAACAAGACAGTAACCTTTGGTGCAAGCGATGCTCCAGTCAAAGGAGAAGACCTTGACAAACTTGGTCAGATACAATTTCCAGCTATCATTGGTGGTACTGTACCTGTCATTAACTTGGATGGCTTCAAGGCAGGTGAACTTCGCATTACAGGACCTGTGCTTGCCGAAGTGTTCATGGGAAATATAACAAAATGGAACGATGATAAACTTGTTAAACTTAATCCTGGAAAATCCCTCCCTAACACCAACATTACAGTGGTTCATAGAGCTGATGGATCTGGTACTACTTTTAATTGGACTGACTATTTGTCTGGCATCAGCCCAGAATGGGATAAGCGAGTTGGACGAGGAGCAGCAGTAAAATGGCCTGCTACCAGTAGTGTAGGAGGTAAGGGTAATGAAGGTGTTGCTGCTAATGTAAATAGAATTAAAGGCAGCATAGGCTACGTTGAATATGCCTATGTAAAGAAAAATAACATGAATTACATGAAGCTACAGAACAAATCAGGTAACTTCGTCGACCCCGATGATGCGACATTTGCAGCAGCAGCTGCAGGTGCAGACTGGTTCAGCGTTCCGGGCATGGGGCTGAGCATCGTAAATCAGGGTGGCAAAGATACCTGGCCTGTGACAACAGCCAGCTTTATCATCATGTACAAAGATCCTGTTGATAAGAAAGCTAGTCAAGAAGTAATAAAATTCTTTGATTGGGCATTCAAGAATGGTGCTAAGTTAAGCGCCGAATTAGATTATGTTCATTTGCCTGAAAGCCTGCAAAATCAAATAAGATCCAAGGTCTGGAGCCAGATTAAATGATCGAAACCAAGTTACTGATTGTGACAGGCGTACTAGTATTCATAGCAGCCTGTATGATTGGGCCTGCCATATATACATGGAGGAAGCGCAGAAAGGATTGACATGCAAGAATTGTTTTGGAATATTCATTTGAATGGCAAGTACATAGGTACAGCACCAGATTCCCTCAAGAAGTATTACATACGCATGTA